ACGGGAGCGATGAAGTACGGGAGCACGTTCAAAGCGAGATCGAAGACGTATCCGCAGGTGACGCTGGAGATCGCGCGAATCAGCTTCGGCCGGCGTATCGAGCTCATGCGCAGAATCCGGGAACTGGCCGCAAAGGCAGAATTCCTGGAGGCGGGCAGCACACCGAAGGAGAAGATGGAAGCCGCGCTGCTCGAAGGCGAAGTCGAACGGACGTATCTCGAGTGGGGGCTGACCGGCGTAGAGGGCCTGATGGTAGATGGGCAAGCCGCGACGCCGGAAAGCCTGATTCAGTCGGGACCGGAAGCACTGTGCCGGGAAGCGCTCACCTTGATCAAGGCTGAGTGCGGACTGAGCGAAGCAGAACGAAAAAACTGATCGCCGCCTTCCATTTTCAGTTTACGAACCGGGCCGGATGGGAGTGCGGGGAATGCAGGAAGCGGGGCCTGGAACAGGCGCGCCGCTGCGGTTGGATAGAGGCGCAGCAAGACAGACCGCGAAAGCGGGTATGGGTGCGCGGCAACTGCGCCGTCGAGGAATGTCCACGGTCTTACATTACGCCGCAGAGCGTGGCGTGGCTGGAGGGATTCTACGCATGGCGGCTGACTGGAAGGCAAGCATTGGACGAATTGCCGGCGCGGTGGGCGGACGCGTTTCTGGTTCTGGAAGGTGAGCTGACGGAGGAGAACAGTGAAGGCCGGAGATGATCAGATGACGAGGCTGGCCGAGGCGCTGGCAGAGGCAGCCGGAAGAAGCCGGGCGGCGGAGAGCGTCGCCGAAACGCTCGAAAAATACTCGACGCGGAACCAGGCCGAGGCAACGGACCAGATGGACGGATTGGCGAGTCAAATCGAGCAACTTCGCCAAGCGAACGAGCAACAGGCCAGCGTGATGGTCGCGAACACCTCGGCGATCGCGCGAAACACGAGCGCTCAAGGGAACCTGGCAGCGGCGGGGATGATAAAGCCCGCGTCGATTCTGTCAAGCATCTTCGGCGCCGGGTTCGGGATCGCACCACTGGTATCGGGAATCGTGAAACTGTTCAGCGGGGGAGACGGAACAACGACGCCGACGGACGAATACGAGAAACCGCAGTCAGTGAGCTTCACCGGCGGGTATGCAGGGGCAAGCGGAGGCGGCATCTACGCGCTGGATTATGCGGCGGGCGATCGACTGCGTTTAATGAGAGAAGCTGCAACGGAAGGTACAGGCGCACTGGACCAACCGTGGTCCCCGGCGACGAGCGGTTTGGAGGCGAGCGCACTGGCGGCACAGCCGGCGAGTGGCGCGGCGACTCACATCACAGTGCAGGTGCAGGCGATGGACAGCCGGTCGTTTCTCGATCACAGCGAGGACATTGCGCGGGCGGTTCGCCAGGCGATGCTCAATTCGAACGGGATCAACGACGTCATCACGGAGCTGTAACGGATCATGGCAGATTTTCCCATCTTAAAGACCGGGGCCGTGATGCAGTATCCGGCCGAGCGTTCGCTGAGCTTCTCGACCGAGGTTCTGCGGTTCGTCGACGGGAGCGAGCAACGGTTCCGAGGTTTTGGTGCTCCGCTTAAGCGTTGGATCGTGCGGCTGGACCTACTCGAAGACGCGGAACTGAAGCGGCTGGAAGCGTTTTTCGAGGCCTCTCAGGGAGCGCTGGGCTCGTTTCAATTCAGGGATCCGCGGGATGGAACGGTGTACGCGAACTGCAGCCTGGAGGAGGACGCGATGACGATCGAGTTCAACGCGGAGCAGCAGGGCCGGACGGAACTCGTAATACGGGAGAACAGGACGTAACATGCTCTGCTACCCACAACTAGAGTCTGGCGCGATAGGGCAGTTCCCGGGCAGGAAGCGGCTGGTAAAGCGCACGGTGGCGAACTCGCTTTCGGACGGCAACGCGGTGCGGTTCGGAGATCCAGCAGGATCGCGAATCGAGTGGACGCTCACTTATGAGGATCTGACCGACACGGAGATAGCGGCCATCACGACGCTGTTCCAGACGTGCGAGGGCAGGCTGCGGGCATTCACATTTCCGGATCCCACGGCGAACCTACTCGGCTGGAGCGAGAGTCTCAGCGCGGACGCCTGGCGTAAGGACCCGCTGCTTGAACTGACGAGCGGCATCGCCGATCCTTTGGGAACGAACCGGGCGACAAGAATCAGCAATGCGGGTCAGGCCGCACAACGGTTGGATCAATCGCTGGCTGCACCGGAGAACCTGCAGTACTGCTTCAGCCTTTATGCGCGCAGCGATCATGCCGGAGACCTCATTACCTACCGGATGAGCGCGGGCACCGGAGATCGCAGGACGTTCACAATCGGGCCAAGCTGGAAGCGACTGGTGATCTCATCCAAGCTGGACTCATCCAGCGAGACGGCGACGTTCGGACTGGAACTGCCGAATGGGCGGACGGTGGATGTATTTGGACTCCAGGTAGAAGCGCAGCCCGGCGCTTCCCAATACAAGAGAAACGCAGGGCGCGGCGGCGTGTATACGGAGGCGCGATTCATGGACGACAGCCTCACGGTGACGTCGCTAGGCGTGAACCGTCATTCGTGCCGGGTGCGCGTGACGGCCAGGGAGGGGTACTGAGCCGTATGCCGACTATTTACGAACTGAAAGGAATGGAAGTAACCGAAACGCCACTGTTGTTGTTTGAATGCCAGTTGAGTTCGGGCAGCATCGAACGGTGGAGCACGCACAGGGTGGAATACGGCGGCCAAGTTTACGATGCACGCGTTCTCCGGCACAATTTGTTCGAGATTAAGGCCGGGAGCGAGGATGGCGTCGACCTGGTGTCCAGATTATCAGTGACGCTGGCGAACGCGGACTCGCGGTTTTCGGAGATTGGGCGCAACACGGGCTGGAAGGGCGCACGGCTGACGGTGCGGTTTGCGTTCTTCGATTTGAAATCCGGCACCGCGGCAACGACGGACCGCGTCATGTTCCGCGGCACGGGCAACGCGCCGGACGAGATCACGGAGTCGACGGTGCGGTTGAGTTTCTCAAGCCGGAACGCTCTCCAAAGGGTGTTGCTCCCGACGGTGCGCGTCCAGCGGCGTTGTCCCTGGATCTTCCCGTCGAGCCAGGCGCAGCGCGCGGAGGCGTCGCAAGGCGGGGAGCAGGGCAAGTACTCCGTTTTTTATGGCTGCGGGTACTCGCCGGACGTCGAAGGCGGATGCGGGAACACGAACGGCACGGAGCCGTTTATCACCTGCGATTACACAAAGAAGAGTTGCGAACAACGAGGGATGTTTCGCACTGACGGCGCAGGGCACACGACATGCCGGTTCGGTGGAGTAGAGTTCGTGCCGCCGACGATCAGTGTCAGGAGCTACGGTGAAAAGGGCTGGCATACGTCAGAAGCGGTGGAGAACGAAGGACGGTACAACGACTTCGTGCCGCTCGTTTATGGCACGGCGTGGTACGCGCCGCCGATTGTCTTCGCGCGCAACGACGGCAACCTCACGCACTTGGAGATCCTGCTCAGCATGGGGGAAATCCAGGGCGTCCTGAAAGTCCTGGTGAACGATATCGAGATCCCGGCGAGTCAGACGGGGGCCGATATGACGGCGACGGGATGGTTCAAGGTCGTGGGAACCGGCAGCCGGAACGGGACCTTCAACGAGGACTTCGTCGATCCTCAGGGCAATCCGGCCGGCGATCCGTACGGGAGCATGGCCGTACTGTCCGTGGTTGTGCCAAACCGGATTGAGGACGGCAAAACGCTGCCGCGAATCGAAGTTCTGCTGGAAGGTCTGAAGCTGGCACGCTACGCCGAAGACGGGACAGCGCTGGGCGAGGCATTCACGAACAACCCGGCGTGGGTGATCCTGGACGTCCTACGCCGTTCGGGGTGGAAGATCGAGGAACTCAACCTGGCGAGCTTCGCACGGACGGCGGCTCACTGCGAGGAGCCCATCCAAGCACTGGATTTGAACGGCAATCAGACGCTGGTCCCACGATATCAATGCAACCTGGTGGTGCGAAAACGACGGAGCGCGGCGGACGTGCTCCGGGGTGTTCGAAATGCGTCGTCGTTGTATCTAACCTATGGAGACGACGGCAAGCTGGAACTACTTCCAGAGAGCACACTGGCGATCCAACAGGCAACGAAGCCGGCGGGAAGCAACGCGCAGTCAGCGCTCAATGGAGGGTGGCCAGCGTACGAATTCGGAGATGGAACGTATGGCACTTCAGGCATCCTGAGAACCGACAATGGAGAACCGAGCATACGGATCTGGTCGCGCAGCACGGCGGACACGCCAAACCGGGCGAGCGTCGAGTTCCAGGACGCATTCAACGAGTACCAGCAGGACAGCATATCGCTAGCCGACGTAGACGATGTCGTGTCAGCGGGACAGGAAGTGACTGCCACGCTGGCGGCGCTAGGAATCCCCAACATGGACCAGGCCGCTCGCGCGGTACGCCGGTTTCTGGACAAATCTGTCCGCGGGAACACGTACGTGGAGTTCAGCACAAGCGTCCGGGCGCTGGGGTTGCGGCCGGGGGACATCATCGCGCTGACGTATCTGAAGGAAGGGTTCGAACGCCAGCCGTTCCGCGTCACGAGAATCGCTCCCGGCACCAACTATCGCACCGCGACCATCACCGCACAAATTCACGACGACGCGTGGTACGAGGACGCGAATGGGATCATCGGCAGGGATTTCCGGACGCGGCGGCGGTCGCCCTATGGTGTGGGTGTGCCGCGTCCTCTGGCGGGCACGGTCGTCGATGAATACGGCGAGACGCAGTTCGAGATTCACGAGAAGTCGACGGAGAATACCGACGGCGGGATGGCGGTAACCCTTCAGGTGGGATTCTCGGCGCCATCCAAGGCCATTCGCGCCGATCTGGCGATTCCGACACTGAGCCTGTCGCCGACAGTGGATACGAGAGGCGGAAAGTTACCGGGAGGCCAGACGCTGTATTACGCGGTAAGCGCGTCGGACGGAGCAGGCAACGAAAGCAGTCTGTCGTTTGTGGTACGCGCGACAATCCCATCGTCCGGCGAGACGAACAAGGTGACGTTGAAGGGGATCAGCGTGGGCAGCGGATCGACAGGTTTCCATGTTTACCGCGGCAAGAGCCCCATGCAGTTGACCCGTATCGCCTCCGATTGTCCCCTTGCGACGGAGTTTACGGACGGCGGCCTGGCAAGCGGTACAAACGCGCCGCCGGACGAACACTACGATCACGCGAATTTCTACTGGCGCCTGGAATTGCAGACGGAGAACGCGGCGACGATTCGCGGCGCGAATACGATCGGCAATGAAAACCTGGGGATGCTGGAAAACGAACTTCGTGGAGCGGTTGTCCGCATCACGAGGGGCAAGGGCGCGGGTCAGGAGCGTGTGGTGTCGTCAAACACCGCGACGACGCTAACGCTCACAGCGCCATGGGCGGTCGAGTTGGACGCCACCAGCCACTTTGTGGTGGCCGAGTCAAACTGGCACTTCGGGGTCGTGGGGAAAACGAGCCCGGTGGAGTTCGAAGCACCGAATCGCGATTCGGCGACGGTTCACATCTCTGGGCGATCGGCGAACACCTACGATGTCGAATGTCCGCACGAGCTTTCGCCACTTACACGGTGGCGCATAGGCGGGGCGGCGGGCGGGCAGTTGGACATAGACCGGCCGGGAATGCCAACCTTCGGGCTGATTCCGTCAGGCAAAGGGATGGTGGAACTGGCGGGCGTGGCATTCGAAGACCTGTCCAATACGCGCACGATCAGTTCCGGCACGCTGAGCCTCAACTACTGGGACGAACTGGCGAGCCCGACGACCAAGAAACTGGCTACCGCAGTTCGAGAGACGGACCTCTACGTGGATCTCAGCCCGAATGGTGAGGGTCAGGCGGGAGATCGCATCCAGATCGGTTCGGAAATCATGGAGATCGAGGAGAGTCAGTCGGGCGGCGCAAGGTACAAGGTAAAACGGGCTGTGCATGGCAGTCCGGCCGAGAGTCACGCGGCGGATGCTCCGGTGTACCACTTAGCGCGGAAGATCTTCATAGTTCCCTTCCCCAGAGACTTCTTCGGCAGCCCGGCGAGCGGCAGCTACAGCTGTCCGCTCTATCTCCCAGACGCGAGAATCGCGTCGGCGGAACTGTACGTTACCAACAGCAAGGGGAACAGCCCGACAGTCGCCGGTTGTTTTACGGGAACCACCAGCGAAGGGTTGCGAACGCTTTCCGGCGGGCAGATTACCATCCAGGTGGAAGGATTCCTGGCGATCCAATCCGACGCGGCACCACCCCTGGTGGTGGACGCCGCTCACTCGATGCGGGACGTGTTCGCTGTGATCGGAGAGGCTCCGACGGGTGCTCCCGTAGAATTGCGGTTGAGACAGGACACAGAAGAGATTTGCCGGCTGACCATTGCCACAGGCGCGATGCAATCGAATGTCGTGAAGGGATTCGGGCTGCGGGCGCTACAGGCGCAGTCGCTGATACACCTGGATATTCTCTCAGCGGGGCAGACGAGCGACACTACGCCGGGGCGCGACCTCACGGTGATCGTGAGACTGTAAGGGGCGGACATGATAGAGACGTTGGACAAACTGCGGCCGGACCGCGATCTGCAATGCTACTTCGAACGCCCATCGGCGGTCGCCGCTCTGAGCCAGGCAAGTGCAACGGGCTTCCGCGTCAGCGGCACGTGGAGGCAGCAGTTCGACTGGGCGGTGGTTGAATGGAACCGCGACAACGTGTTCGAACACCCCGTCTTGCGCAACCTTCCCGACGGCGACCTCAGTGGACTCACGCTCTCGTATGAAGAGACGCGCAACAACTGTATGGCGATGGATTGCGATCTCTATCCAACCGTGGAATGGCCTTACCTGAGGATATGGGCATCATCAAACGGTGTGGAGGATCTCTACAAAATCAAACTGCTTGACTACGCAACACCGGCACAAGGCTCCTACATCTGCGCGTCAACGGAATTCGAACTGCAGGGCACGGCGACCACGGGCGATTATGTTGGACTAGCGTGGCTTGACGAACATCACACCTATCAGTTGTATGCCTCGGACACGTTGGAAACGGCGGCACAAGCGATCGTCGATAGCGTGAACTCGTTCTCGCAGACCATGCGGGCCACGAGAACGGAGGCGACGATCCGGCTCACGTACATCGGAGCGGGACAAACACCGGAAAACAGCACCACCGGGGCCAACGGCAACCGCATCGGGGTGTATGGATTCGTGGCGGGAGCGAAAACGGAAGTCTGGGCACCCGAGTGGGCAAGGCTGAGCGGCGGAACGTCACCCACCAAGTGGCGAGTGGATCTGGATTTCGGGAACCTCACGGACGTTGACGCCAGGACGGTCCCGACGCAATCGGTCCGCAAGATGCGCTGGACGTACGCCGCCGATTTCCAGCGCGGCGAATTCGCCCGCGGCGAGTTTGAGGTGCAGGTATCGAGCTGGACCGTAGGCGGCGAGCGCAAGGCGTACAGAGTGGCAGGGCCGGGAAGCCGGAGGATCGAGGACGACTCGCACGAGTTGATCTATTCGGGCACGTGGCAGAGCGCACGCGGTAACTTTTCGGGCGGTTCGATCCATAGCACGACGACGCCCACCAGCGCGGTGCAGTGCCGTTACCGGTGCCCGCAGGCACACGAACTATACCTGGGTACGCGCGCGTGCTACAACGGCACGCAGATCTCAATCAGCATCGATGGCGCGGCCGCATCGACCAGGAACCTGAAGGTGACAGGAGAAGACACGCTGGTGCGGGTCCCTCTGGGACAATTCACGGCTGGAGAACACACAATAACAGTTGCGCACGACGGCGTTTCGGGAGAGTACCTCTACTTCGACTTCTTCGAGATTGCGATACCGTCGTCAACCTTGCCGGAGTTCGACGGGACGCCCGCCATCACGCTCGCCACCGACTGGGACACGGATCATTCGATCGCCCTGGCGGCCGAGCGCACGGCATGGCTTCTGCACAAGCTGGGATTTCACGGTCGCGCCAATCACTACGTTGGAGCGATGTGGTTCTATGAACTATGCCGGAAGAATCACCGCTACGCTTCTGTGACGGTTGACTTCTCCGGCACGCCAGAATTCAGCGCGACCACGACGCTGTATATCGGCAGGACGGATGAGCCGATGGAGAAACGGCTCGTGCTGGCGCATGTAAACAAGATCGGCGACACGGCCCAAAGCATCGCACGCGCATTCGAGTTGGAGATCAACCGGGGATACATGGCCGTTCGCGCGGAGGTGGACGGAGCGCGGCTGACGATTTACGCGCGCGCCATGGGCGTCAAAGGCAACATGCTCAGGGTGGAGGGCGATCCCATCTCCGGACAATTCCAAGTCCTGGTGAGCTCCGAAACGTTGACCGGCGGGGTGGACGGCGAGTGGCGTACCGACATCGAGTCCGAGAAGAAGTTGAATCGCGCCGTGCGAGACTGGAGCCGCTGTTACTTTGAGGCGCTTCATGGTTACGGGATTGACGTCGCATCCGCATTCAGTCTCGAACTGCAGCATGGAGACGACTCGGTGGAAGCGGGCATCGCCCAGCGCCATGCCGATGGGAGCGCTTGTTGGCTGAACACGCCTGCTCTGCAGACCAACTTCAGTCCAGCGAGCGTGGAGTATTGGAAGCAGGTCCACCTCGAAATGGCCTCGGTGATGAACGAGGCGGGGGTGGCGCCGTTCCTTCAACTGGGCGAGGTTCAGTGGTGGTATTTTCCGACACGCTGGGACGATGTGACAGGCCAGTGGGCGAACGCCGGTAGTATGCCGTTCTATGACGCCTATGCCGCCACGACCTTCCAGAACACGTATAGCCGTCCCATGCATGTGTTCACTTCCAACGAAGAGGATCCGTCACTCTATCCAGAAGAAACTGCTTTCCTGTCCTCGCTGATCGGGAACTTCACCGCCACGGTGATCAACCATGTGCGCGAGGTGCATCCGAACTGCCGTTTCGAAGTTCTCTATCCCACAGACGTCAACCAGGCGGCTCTGAACCGGTTGGTCAATTATCCGGATATTGAGTGGACACCGGCGAAGCTGGATTGCCTGAAAACTGAGAGCTTCTCATACACTTACGGCCGAAACCTCAATCTAAGCCGCAGATCGATGGCCTTCGGGACAATGAAGGGCTTCCCCCACACCAAACGGAGC